TGGAATGTGTTTGCCTTCTGTGACTCTCTGTTTGCTTATGAATGTGTTGTAGAAGTTTGAAATAGCAGGCAAGAACACCGCGAAGTCTCTGCTCAACTCCCCTAAATGTTCTTGCTTGTTATTCTGTGTCGTCATTACTGCGCCTGTGCTGGTATGATGTATTGATACTTGCCCAAACCAGAGTCAACACTGACCATCATTGCACCCTCGTTGGAGAAGTGTAATGTGACCTTTGCTGAGTCTGACAGTTTCAATATCTGTAGCACCTGTCCTACCGGCCAACTCCAACCTTTGTTAAGTGTGCCCTTAACGTCAGTCGCGAACACGAACTCTCCACCATGCGATGCCTGGTCACCAAAAGTGAAAATCAAGTTCCCATCTTCTGTCCTCACAACGAATGAATTGTGTTCAGTGTTTGCAGTTGCCTGGAAGTTGAATCTCTGCACACTAGCCACACTTGGTTCGATCTCAACGTCCCACTTAACTCCCTTGAACTTCACAGTCTTAAGTTTCTCATTGATGATCTCAGCGTTCATGAATCTGTAGTCGTTCTTGAAGTCACCCTTTTCATTCTCGAAATGGATTCCTGTTGGAACCGTTGCACCGTTTCTCTCACCGGACAACACAGTGATGTTCGCCTTGTCTTTGTATTCCGGACATTTCAAGTGTATGTCTAGTTTGCCCATCTGAGGCATACCAAACGTACCTGTCATCTCCGCTTGTGGTTTGTGGAAAGATCCTTGCAGGATCACAGATCTGTCTTCAGCCATTGAGTCGATTGCAGTTTCCTTATCGTCTCCAGTGATTTTAACAAGATCCAAGAATCCCAGTCCATGCGTGTGTTTAACGATGTCTTTCAAGATATCTATCATAATGTTTGTATTGTATATGATATTTAGGTCTTAGTCTAGTGTTAATTCAGATATTTTGTACACAATTGGATTTACATTACCAGGCTTCTTGAAGATCGCATAGTTCTGTCCTGGTCTGAATTGATCTATCTCTACCAAAACATAGCCGTTCTTAGATATCAATTTTTCCATAATTGATTTATTGTTGTAGGCCCAATAACCTCTTTTGGATTGCTCTAAGTCTCGATCGTAATGGCAATCAGCATATTGTATAAACACATACCCTCCAGGAATTAACACTTTGTTCATACTTGTAAGATATTGATCTATCTGATCTTCTGAAAAAAATACAAAGGTATCCCAACTAAAAATAAGATTTACTGAATTGATAGGTACATCGGCGCAGTGATGGCCATCCGTGGTAAAATGTTTTACATATTTTCTTTCTTGCATTGGATTGAACTTGCCACGCAGTCTTTTCCTCATTTCTGGTAGCACGTCAAGGAAAAATTGTCTTTTCCACGCATAGAAAAGTGTACTAAATTCTCCATTTCCCGGACCAATCTCAAGGGCGTTGTACTTGTTAGTTTTAGCAAAATGATTTAACTTATTTTGTATTTCATGGTATAGCATTTCATCTCTTGGTTTGTCTTTCTTTTCCAACAGATCTGTACGGAACCAAGCAGGTCCTTTGGCTATCATGTTTCCATGTCCTGTTTCTCTATCTTTTCTCTCAATCAGCTCTTTTACTTTTTTAAGATCATCTAAGTGGCTGTCTATGAGGCTTTCAAAATCGCTTTTTTTGATTTTTTCAAACTTTTCTATAAGCAATTTAATCTCTTCAATTGTTATCATGTTTGTATTTAAAATTCAAACAGTTTATTGAACGTGTTACTGGTCTCTGTTGATTGGACGTCCCAACCTAATACACCAATTAGGTTATCTATCTTTTGATCTAGTATTGTGCTTTCCATGGCATCACCGTCAAATGGCAGTTCCTTGAACCATTCTGGTATACGCATCTCATCTACAGGATATGCTATGCTCGTATAACCTAGTGGATTACTTTTTAATTTACAAACAATCACTTTTGCACCATCTGTGATCGGCATACTGTATTTGTCACCATACATCTCTCGGCATTTGTTCCAGTTCATACTGGCCCTGACATGTCCAGGCATGTTTGCACGACCTTTTCGTTCTTCTTCCTCGGTGTACTTTGTCATATTATTTGCCCGTTTTGGAGATCCTTTTTCCCAGCCAGGTCTAGATTTGAACTCTGCCCGAAACTCACTTATTCTTTCTAACACATCTTTTTCACTTTTACCTGTCAAAACCATGTATAATACCTCACTTAAGAAATCTTGCACAAAGACCGGAGTGTCAGATCGTTTCAAGTCAAGTCCCATTGCCTTCATTTTACCTTCTTTGCCTTCAACGTCCACTCTGTTTCCTTCTTTGTCATAATACAACACCGCATATCTTTTTTTCGTTATAAACAATCCTTTACTTGCGACCAATTCTCTTCCTGCTTTAATCACTTCACCTCTTGTGCTTGGTGTGTGAAATCCTTTCGTCATGTATGCTTTGAATGAACCATTGACCTCTTCTGCGATCCTATCATATAGTGCAGTGACAGATTCTTTTGTCCATTGAATTTGCCCGGACTCGATCTCTTTGGATAGTGTCTTGTGTGCTGAAAAATACACAGAGTCAGTGTCTCCATACACTACACTCTCGCCTTTGTGGTCATACTTGCCTGCAACAATTTCATTGACCTTACTAGCCATGTGTTTTGTAATACATCTACCCGTCAGTGTCACACTCTGGCCAATCCTGATGTCAAAGAACCTACAGCCTGGATTCAGTATCGCTCCATACAAACTATTCAAGTTAATTTTCTTGACAAGTTGTCTCTTGTCCCAATATTCTTTTTCTATCTCATTGTCTCCGCAGTCACGCATCTTCTGTTGCATTTCTTGTCTTTCTGCATACCAACGTTTAAGTAATCCTGGAATAATCGCTTCGTATTCGTAAGTGAATATTGTGCCATTTGCACTCAACATCCATTTGTTGTTGCCATCAAATATTATCTCATACAGTTGTGCCGCACTCATACGCACACTTGTCTTGTCTTCCCAGTCAACTATTATCTCTGTGCCTTTCTCTTGATTCATCACGGCTTGATATTCCCAACTACCAAACTGACTGTCCCACGCCGCCGCAAATGATTTCTTTGCATGTTTGGCTCTGTTTATTTCAGCAGATGTAATAACCGGACGTATCTGTCCTACGATAGTTTCAGGACCCATGTTCAACGCTCTAATTACACTTGGATAAAGAGAATTTATATCAATTGATCCTATCCAGTCATGTATTCCCTTTATAGGCGTTGCCACATAGGCACCAGCCGCTGGCTGATTCTCTTCGCCATCTTTCTTGTACTTTCTTCCTGGTACCTGCATTCCACGTCTGTGAGTTTCATTTACAATGGCCTGCTCTGTTACTGCAACTGCACCCATTGTCGTCTGTAGTAGTACCGTGTTCTGGTGTGCTATCTCATTGGCAAGTTCTATGAACTTCAATTTCTTTTCAAGTTTGGCAAGTAGTGCTGTATCTTGCCTATTGTATTCTATGAACAATCCAAAATCATTTTTATAAAGATTGTCTAAGGATCCTTCGTACACAGTTTTCTTTTCGCCTAATTCATGCTCACCAATTGCATCTAATCTGAAACTGTGTCTTTCTTCGTATGTGTACTTCCTATATAATTCCAATAGGTCCAGATGTACTCTTCCTATAAGATCATAACTTAATTGTTCTCTTCCGTACTTTTCAAAAGTTCTTTTCTTAGGTTTTTCTCCCCAAAAACATAAACGTCTTGTGTCGTCTGAACTTAATACTTTTTGTATTCTACCCACAGTGTATGGAATATCATATCCCTCACTGTTCCAACCAGACAGTATGTCTGCGTCTTCGACAAGTTGTAGGAAAGCGTCCAGCATGTCCTTTTCTTTCTCAAACAACATTGTGTTTTCAAATCTCTTTGTGAGTTCTTCAGCGTCCGCCATACTAATAGTCTTTGGCGGCACTGCGAGTGTGACCAGTTGATCCGTCCAACTCATATAACAACTTATGGCAGTTATGGGCATGAACGGATCATCTGTTGTGGAATAACCTCGATCTGGATCGAAGTCCACCTCGATATCAAAGAACATAACGTTCAGTTTTGGAGTTTCCTTACCTAAGTAATTCTCTTCCAAACATCTGAACACAGGATTGATATCGTGTTCATAAAGTTGCTTGTTCGACCTTATACGTTGCTCCTTTATAAATTCTTTGTTAGTCTGGCATACGACACGTTGTAGAGGCTCACCTGTCATGCCTCTGTGCTTACCCCTTGTGTCTGGGTAATAGAATACATATCTTGCATCATATTCAACAAACACACGACCCTTCTTAGGATCTCGTTCTACTACGTAAATTTTGTCTTCGTCTTTTTTATATAATGCGTCTATGTAACTCATCCTACCACCAATAACTTGCTACGCCGTAGCCGTAAACATTTATGATTGAGAAGTAGCCAGTGATCATCATAACGAATGCCGCATTCCTCCTGTATGATGCATAACATTGTGTCACTGCACCTACGAAGAATGCAGGATAGATTATTGTCATGTCTGGATCTGCGGCCGTTATCGCAAGTGTAAGGCTGGCCCCCACAGTGAATATGAAAGAGACAAGTTCAAAATAAAAAGCAATCCTGTCGCTTTCAAAACTACGAAGCCAGAATGTTCTGACTTTCGCTAACATTAAAGTTTGCCGGCCGTGTTTAGTATGCTCTCCAGCGTGTCCATCTCGTCAGCGATGTTTTGATAGTTGCCTTTGTGTGCAACTGATATCGCTTTGTTGATTAGTGCTGGTTTCAATTCTAGTTCTTCTGCTATTGCTTTTACTGTGTCTTTCAAACCACCTTTCAAGTCCTCAACCTCACCTAGTACCTGCGAGCCTTGGGAAATGATTTGTATTAATTTCTGCTTTTCAGCGTCATTGAAGTTTCTTACTGCCATTTGTTTCTCCTGTTGTTGTCAACAGTATATAATAGATTTAAAATAAATGCAATTATTTTTTTGCTTTTTTCTTCTTGGTATTGACGTTTATCGCTTTACCACGCCTATCTGGATTTGGATCTTTTCTTCTCTT